TTTTTCTTTTCCGGTCCACGTTTGAAGTGTATTGAGCCCTCGCCATCGAAGAGGCCAGCTATGTAAGCCCTGTCTGTTTCTGGTATCATTAATCATCCTTATATAAAATTTGTTCTTTACCATCGTAATCGTAGTAATAACCAGTTATCTCCTTTCTCTTTCTTTTATATTTCTTTTTAGATTCTACTTTCTTACTTCTAAATTTTGGTGTTCGGAGTTGTTTAGCTACAGGATTTTTGGTCACTGCAGCCTCGCTGACGCTGCCATTGATTGCAGCTCCTCTAACGTAGGCTCTTCTAAATCTAACTCGCCTTGAGATTTACATTTATCACATTGTACAATCATGTCGTAAACTTTATTGTACCCGTTGCCCTTACACTCAGGACATATGTATTTATGATTAGCTACTTTTATCTTTTCCATTTTTCTTTACACCTTTATTATCTAGAAAAAATCTAATTAATCTACCGATCATTTTAGATCTTGTCCTATTTGTTTTTGTTGCAAGCACTCCTAATTGTTCCCAGTCATCGCGAGGAACAGAGAGTGATTTGTATTTAGCTGGATCAGCCATTGTATTCCTTTCTTGTTATTATTATTCTCACTTATGGGAATATATACTAAAAAACAGGTATTGCAAGTATTATTTTTTTAATATAAAAGAAAAGTCTCTTCTCACACCTTTTGTTTGTTCGTCCCTTTCTTGGGACGGACAGACAGTTATGTGGTGATTTTACCCTGATCTTTTACAGGGCTACATATAAATTTAGGATACAACTGTAAGTTGTTTATATTTTCTTCAGTAAAATTACCTTCCGCAAACAATACTTCGTAAGACTCAGATAGTCCTGCACGTATGCAATCATAATGATTGTCAAATGTTTTTGGATATTGGTTGTTGGTGTAACAATCTCCGCTCGCAACAGAGCATATAAACACCGTCAATAAAAATTTCATTATTTCCCCTGGCCGCGATATTTTTTCCACGAACGCCTACGCGACTTATTCATTTTTGCTTTGCTTGGATTACGTCCAATCGAAGTTTTATGAAATGTGGTTTCGTGTGCTATAAAATCTTTAAACTTTTTCGCCATCGTCCGTCCATTCTTTTACGTAAGGTTTTGTACCTTCTGGTGCAATGATGGCCGGCAAATAAGTTATTTTACCATTGACGTGCTGCTGTAAATCAGCACCACAATTCATGCATCTATATAATTCTTTTGTAAGACCAACTAACAAAGTAAACTCACTACAAGTTGGACATTTTCCATTTACTATTTCTGCGGTTAATCTCATTCTAATCTATTATCAATTTCTTGATGCTCTTACTACCGTCAATATTGTCCTCTAATTCTGCCTGACCCTTCCAGCATTTGTACATAACTGATTCAGAATATTCACGTTCCGCGTGTCTCTTGCCGCGTAAACATTGAGCCATGCCGTCAACCTGTAAACGCGCCTCCTTAATCTCTGCGTTTACAAACATAAGCAGGGCTACCACAGATTCTATCATTGTGAGTAACTCCCATTCTTGTAGCCAATCTCACGATTAGCATCTTTTAATTTTTCAATATCTTCCAAAACTTTATCCATTTGTGTTCTTAAAAATTGTATGTTTACTTTGTTTAACGCCATGTCTTCAACGTGTTTGTTAATTTTATCCGTGGTCTTATAAAGATCCTCGATCATCATGAACTGCTCCGAGTCCGCGGGAAGTGATCCAAGTTGGCCCCGTGGCCATTTTATTCTAAACTCTGTATTCTCTTCAAGATCTTTCTCCATTATCTGTATTCGAGTGTCCGCAACATTGAGACGTTCTATGATTTGAAAATAGCCCATGGTGCCGAGTGCTACGATAATTATCAATGAAGCTACCGTCTTCATTGGCATTTGCACAGCCGCTTCTTCAGATATGTTTAAAGGTTTTTTGCTCATCTAGGTATGTACCCGGGTTCCATGAAGAAAGCCATCAGAACAAATAGTATAATCAATACTCCTGTAAAATAGTAATTCATTCCTGGCTACCTCTATTGTCATAGCCAAGTATAATATATTATTTGTCGTCTATTTGATAGAACATTTTGTCCGTATCCTCAGTAATCCAGCCTTTATTCTCAACATTCCATTCTGTAGTTTGGACCTTATAATCTGGTATGTCGTCTCGAGTGGTAAAATTACTAATATTCCAAAGAATACGATTATTAGGTTGAATTGAATAGTTACCATTATCAAGAGCCATAACATGTCCACACTTATGCTCATGAGGAATCTCACTATGTTCAGTGTCCAAAATGTTAGTCTCTGGATGACACCAGTCAATGGTGAACATATATTCACCATAATATAATTTTTTATCTTTTCCGAAATATTTACCGCGTTGTGATGTTAGATAACCAAAATGATGCACACTAGGATAATAACTAAAGCTATTCCACAGTTGAAGGGCGTCAACTTGCATATCTGGCACGCTTTTTCTGTCAAAATCTTTTTGAAAAAACGCTGATATAGGCAATCTAAAAAAGACCGCACCGTTTGGTAACATAATGTGAAATAGTGTTGCAGCACCTGCCATACTGGCAAGACCAAAGACCACACACTCTTCACTTTCTCCGTGATGTTTTTTAAAATCATAAAGATACTCCTTTCGTACTTTACAATAAATTGGTGGGATATCTGCATTTAATAAAGCCATTACTTAATATCGCCCCAATTTTCTCCTTGTTCATAATCCACTTTGTTTGGAACTTTTAACTCTACTGCTGATTCCATTATGCTAATTATTTCTTCAGCTTTTTCTGGAGATTCAACAGAGATATCCACTTCATCGTGAATTTGTATATGTGGTATTATACCATTTTCATATAAAGCTACCATACTTTTTTTAGTCATATCTGCAGCACTTCCTTGTATTAATTTATTCAAAGCTTTGTATGTAAACGCACGTTTCAAAGGTTCATCATATTCTTTTCGCGCTTGTTCTAGCGGTAAAGGTTTAAATACACCAAATTGCACCGGCTGCCAAAGATCGAAATGACACGCTCTACCTAATAAAGTTCTAATCTTACCTCTATCATTTGCTTTTCTAGATACATTATCCATTAATTGTTTTACGAATGGAGCTCTGTTGTGGTATTGTTTTATTAATTTTTCTGCTGAGTCTTTCATTAAACCTAACTCTGCCATTAATTTATTTTTACCCATGCCATACATTAAACCAAGATTAATTGTTTTAGCTTGTTTACGTTCAATGCCTGCCATGTCCGCAACAACCTGGTGAAAGTCTGCATCACCTGCATTGTATGCACCAACAATTTCATCAACACCAGATAAGTTTTGTAACTTTGCATAGTGTACTAATATTCTAGGTTCTTGTTGTGAGTAGTCAAAGGATCCCCACTTTGTATTTTGTTCTGGAATAAAAATAGATCTAATCAAAGGACCTAACTCTGGATGTCTTGCAGGTATCTGTTGTAGGTTAGGATTACTCATACTAAATCTACCAGTCACTGTTCCACCACTATCAGATCTAATTTGATTTATATCTGCATGTATTCTACCATTGACTGCATGTTTAGTTATTGAATCTATGAATGTGCTGTGTGCTTTATTTATTTCTCTTGCTTCAGCAATTGCTTTTGGTAATTCATGTGGATGGTTTTGTAAAAAGTTTTTTGTAAAACTTGGTTCTTTACTTTTTTCTGTCCTGTCATACGGAAGTTTTAATTTATCAAATGCTTTTGCAATACTACGAGCTGCCATGATTTCTACGTCAACTCCTGTTAAACCTTTGATTTTACTTAATATTTTTTTCTCTTTGTGTATTAAAGAATTTTTAATATCATCTGCTTTTTCTAGATCAACTCGGACTCCTTTAAATCTCATGTCTACCAAACAAGGAAATAATTTTGTCTCCAGGTTAAATATATCCCACAACTCCTCTTGATATAATTCTGTCTCTAATCTTTTCCAAAGTTTAAGTGTAGACTCTGCATCACGTTCAGCGTACTGCCCCACAAACATTGCAGGCAATCTCCACAAATCTTTTTTAGCATCGATCCCATATTCTTTTGCAGCTGCGTTTAAAACACTTTCATCTTTACCCATACCTATATAGTGTCTTGCTAGTGTGTTTAATTGATAAGAGAGTCTGTTCTCATCAATCAAAGACGCTGCTATCATTGTGTCTACTATTTTACCTTTAATTGATAGACCTGCAGATCGTAACCAACATATGTCATACATTGCATTATGAAATATAAAAGTAGTATCTGTTTGATTAAACATATCTTGCAACCAAGATAAGACCAGTTTTTTATCCATATTGCCATTAGACTCGTGTTGTATAGGAAAATACCCTGACCAGCCCTCTACGGCCACCGCAATGCCAGCAATGTGCCCTTTTCCGGTAACATTACCAGAGCCTAGCTCTTTTAAATGTGGATCATTGGTTTCTAAATCGATTGCTATTTCTTTGGCGCCTCGAAGATCTTTTAATTCTTCTGGCATAACCCATTCTGTCTCTGGTGTAAACAGAGGTATCTGTGTGCTTCTCACTTATAATCCCTTTCAATTATCATCTCGATAAAATGAATGGCCTTCAACAAGTCTTGCTTCTTGCCTTTATCTTGATGCCTGATTATGTATTTTATAGCGCATCCTTCCGGATATAGCAACTTATTCTCCACCACAAATTTACTTGGCTGTATCACATATTTTTGGTAGTGATTTCCGCCATGCTGTTTGTCCCAAACTTTTTTACTCATAACAAATAAGCTTTATCAAAATCTCTTGGATCCAAGACGTGTAATTCACGCTTCGCTCTCGTCGCCCCAGTGTAAAACAATCTATGTAATTCATCTGGGTCATGACTAAATGTTTCAAGCGCTGCATTAGTTATGTCTTGCATCAATAAGACTTTATCAGCTTCACCTCCTTTCGCTCCGTGTATTGTTGACATTTGTATACGAGGATTTTTATTTAGTGTTTCACCATTCGCCCTCATATTACGAATGTAATTTTCTGTAATACCATCAAGTCCCTCAAAAGATTCATACCAAACTGCTGACACTAACAATCCATGTTCCTTTTGACATTCTTCTAATGTGTATTTAATTTCCGCATGTAATGTTTTACCTTTTCTAAATCCTTCCAACACATTTGATCCAAGGTATTCATAAATATTTTTTATTTCTAAATGATTTAGTAATGATCCTTTACGCCATGCTTCCCAATTATTTAATGCTAACAATAGTTTAAGTGGTATGGAGTTACGTCCTTTAAAAGAGTAGTACCAACCCCGCAGCTCACATACTTCTTTTACGGAATCTAAAAAATGATTTGCAGAAGACAACACCAACCAATTCCCTTCAGCCATATCTACCTGTGTGATGTCAGAATACCTACACAAGATTCCTTCTTCAGTTCTTGGTTTATATTCTTTGTCAAATCTATTTTGCACTTGACCTATTATTTTTTGTGACAATTCATGTATAGGTCCTCCAGGTATACGATAAGACTGATCTAATGTTTTTATATCATCAACTTCTTCTTTGAGTGCAATAAAATGATCTACGTCCGCACCTGCCCATTTAAATATTGCTTGATCATCATCACCTGCGATATAAGTTTTTTCTGCATGACTCCAAATCTTTCTTACCATTTCCCACTGCAACAAAGATAAATCTTGTGCCTCATCTATGAATAAAACTTTGAATTTATTATAATTTTCTTTAGTCAAGAAATCTTCTAACAAGTCATTAAAATCCTTTAAACCCTTTTCTTGTTTAAATCTTTTTAGTTCTTCTGCTAAAAGATACAAAGTGTTGCGCTCAATATCTAAACTGTTTTGTCTAGAATCATAATACTCTAACAAATCCATTCTTTTTACAGCTGCTGTATTTATTATTGTAAGGTATTCATTATCAGAATTAAATGTGCCATCACTTTCAGAAAACTTCGCAGTTTTAATTGGCAGCCCACACTTTTCACCAAACTCTTTATAGTCTTCGGTGCCCATCATTTTTTCTCGAGTCATACCTAGCTGATTAAATGCGTAAGAGTGAAGTGTTCTAAAGAAAGCTAGATCATTTTCTACATCCAGGCCAAACTTATCCGCGGCCCTCGTTGCTGCCTCCGTTGCAGCTTTTTTAGTAAACGAAAAATAACCTATTTGTTTAGGTCTTATTCCGTCTTGTATGAACTGGTCTACCAAGTTTAACAATGTTGTTGTTTTGCCAGTCCCTGGTGGACCTAAAATTATTGTTTTCATATGCTTGATTAATGCACTCCTTTGATTCTTTTTTAAATTTATTGTCCCACAACCATTTTGCGTGACGTATTAAAATTATATTTTTTTCACTACGCATTAAAAATTCTCCTCTTGGTAAGGCACCTTAGAAACAGAAGCCTCAGTTTGTTTCATTGTTTTTATTTTAATTAATCTTGGTTGTTGTTTTTTGATACGGATTCTTTCTTCACCTTCAAACACTTCCAATTGTTTTATTAAATTACCTGTTTGATTCTTATCTTTTTCCCAATGATTTCTTTTACAAAAATTATAAAAGTCTTCCATTCTAAAATATGTAAATTCTCTTTTCTCATCGGTGTATGGTAGTTTGTTTAATATATCATCCCAAGTTCTTGCTGATTGTCTATTAGTTGTCCAGTCTTGTAATAGTCCTGTAAGTTCATTGACTGGGTCTAAAGACTCTAGTGGCTCAACCTCCTGGAGTCCCATCATCATAGGTTTGAGAAAATGTTGTTTCCAATCTTGTGCTTTAGGTACAGGCACAACTAAATTAGCTTGATCTAAACATGCTAACGCAAACAATTGTGCACTATAAAGTTGTTCTGATTTTAATTGTATTCTTTTTTTATCTACACTTAAAAACCATTCTGGAGGTTTAGAAGCATACTTTGTAAGACTTCCTAATACTGGCATCTCTTCTTCACCAAAACCTACACCAAATCTTTTTGTTCTACATAAACCAGATTGACATACTGCATTTATAGGTGAGTCTTTACATCTGTATTTGTCATAACCTTTTCTGTTTACAGATTTAATTAGTTGTTGGACTTCACTATTGCTTAATGGTGGATCCATGTATTCTAAATTAGCACCCACGATTTTATCTTCCCAAGTATCTGGTGCAGATTGTTTGTAATAAACTGCAATATTAAACAATGCATTATTCCTAGAGCCTTGTCCAAATCCTGTTGCAGCAAGTTTATTTAGACAAGGTGGTCCTGCAGGAAATGCCTCCTCTATTTTTTTCTCTTCTGTTTTAATTGCTTCGACTTGATCTTTTGTGCAAGCCCAAACATCATAGAGCTGATAAAATTCCTCAAGTGTACAACCGGCGCCATTATCGTTGATAGCATAACGT